GCGACATTCTTTTTGAGTTGATCGCGAGCGGCCTTCGCGTTGGCTATATTCTTCTCGATGAGCGATTGAATCGGTGTAATGTTCGCGTAAGGTTTATTGATTTGATTAATGTATTGCTTCTTTCTGTCATCGGCGATCGCCAAACCCGTGATTTGTTTCTTGAGATCATTCTTCAATTTCGCCTTGTCTTCGTTATTTTTAATGGATGCATTCTTAACATTTTGAAGTGACTTACCAGCGTTGTTAAATTCTGAGATGTACTTTTGCATGTCCACATTCGTGAGATGTGTCATGGTCTTAAGATGTTGTTCGAGAACACCGCGATCTTCTTGACGTTTTCGGTTCGCCTCCGCCTTCTTACGTTCGGTATTCAGGTTTGTCGCACGAGCCTTAATCGTATTCAATGTATAGTTTGTGTTATTTGTGAGAAGCTGATTTTTAAACGTCTTTTTGTTTTCATTCGTCAAATCTAACGTGTTCAAGAATGCATTGAGTTTCGCGGATCTGTCCGCGCTTTCTTGCTTTCTCTTTTGTGATGCGGTGTTCGTATTCGTAATCTCTTGTTTGATGGACGCGAGATTCATGTTTTTATTCGTCACGCGCGCGATGAACGCATTACGTTCGGTGTTGGTCAGGTTCTTACCATTCATGAAATTTCGAAGTTCATCTTTTTTCTTGTTCAACAGTTCCGCGCGCCGAGATGCGTTCAGCTTGGTCGCTTCATTCTTCACAGCGTTGATCGTCGCCGAACCGTCGTTAACCTTCTTAATGAGGCCATTCTTCATCGAATTATTAAGTTCGAGACCGTTGAGGAAAGTTCTCAACTCGGCTCGAGTGGCTGCTTTATTCTTTGCATTCTTATTCATATTCGCCGCGGCCTGTTTGAGTGTATTCAGTGTATTACTTCCACTATTAAACTTCTTAAGAAGATCTGTCTTTTGCACGTTTGTAATATTAAGAGTATTCAACATATTTGTGAGTTCTTTTCGATTCATCGCAACCTTTTCGAGTTTACGTCTGTTCGATAATTTACGCGCTTCATTCTTGAGTACGGATATATTTCCATTCGTATCATTAAATTTAGTCATGATACTGTTTTTATCTTCACCCGTGAGATTCAATTCATTCGTGTAATTATTGAGTTCTTGTCTCTTTGAATTTATGAGTTCACGTCGACGCTGTTTCACGAGTTCGTCCGCTTTCGTCTTTATCACATTGAGCTCCGCGATCGAATCGTTAAACTCCTTGAGAATTGAATTCTTATTGGTTTGATTTAACTCGAGCGTTTTCACATAGTTAGAAAGAGCGTTTCTATTCGATGTTCGTTTTTCAGATTTTCGTTGGTTCACGAGATTTGTCGCGCGTTTTTCGAGGTCATTCATATTAGAACTATCGTTATCGAATTGTTTGAGAATTGAATTTCTATTTTCATTCGATAAATTCAAACCACTCAAAAACTTGGAGAATTCCACGCGCTTCTCCGCGATCTTATTCTTAAGCACACCATTCGCACGCGCCTTCATGTTTTCGAGACTGATGTTCGATTGCGAAAGCGATTGCATCAATGAATTCTTGTTTTGGGGACTCAACCCTATCCGAGACATGTAGGCGTCAAAGTTTTCGAGGTTCTTGGCCCGCTTGGCAGTCTTGATTGAATTCGCCATATTCTTTGCGTTTTGTTTAATGACATTGACAGTATTCGGTGCGTTATCATACTTTTGCAGGAAACCATTACGGTTCGTTGGGTTAATATTGAGTTTTTCGAGATAATTACTCAATTCCGCGCGCTTTTCAGCCTTCTTCTCGTTTTTGATTCGGTTGGACTCCGATTGGCTTCTATTCTTAAGTGTATTGAGCGTACCCACACCGTTATCGAAGTTCTTCAATATGGTGAGTTTCGCGTTTCCGGGAAGATTAAGATTTGTCATGAAGCGATTCAACTCGTTACGATCTCTCGCCTTCCATTCACCCTTACGTTGATTGAGGAGAGTATTCGCTTTCTTAGACCATGCGTTTACATTCTTGTTTACGTTGGCATTAAAATTACGCATGAGAACATTCTTATTGGATTGGTTCAATGGCATGCCGTTGATGTATGTCTTGAACTTCGTCATCAGTGCTTCCGTCTTTTCAGACTTCCGTGTGTTCACGAGATTTCGACCCTGTTTCTTGATAGACTCGACATTACCACTCTCATCGTCGAAGAGTTTCATCACGTATTCCTTATCATCATTCGAAAGCTCGAGTGTATTGACATACGTCTTGAGTTCGCCTCTGTCTTTAGTGCGTCGTTCTTCTTTTCTTTGAATAGAACGATTGGTCGCTTCACTGATGATATTTTTGATGGTCACGGACGGGGAATTCAATTTACTCAAAAGATCCAACCTATTACTGTTATCCAACCCTAAAGTATTCATGTGATTTTCAAGTGACTTCTTATTCGTGATATATTTCTCATCTTTACGAGTTTTTGCGATATCATTCGCATTTTTGCGAAGTGTATTTAAGCTCGCGTTCGTGGTATTAAACTTATTGAGAATTGTATTTTTGTCTTCCTTGTTAAGACCGATCGAGTTAATATATTCGGTGATTGTGTTTCTTTCGGCCGCTCGTGCATTAATGTTTCGTCTATTTTTAACATTTTTAGCCTCGTTTCTGAGAGCGTTGATGTTGGCGTTTATCGACGTGATTTTATTCATTATATATTTCTTGTCTTCGTTTGTCAAGCCCAAATAATTAACATATTCTTTCATTTGTGCTCGCATCGTATTTAGCTTTTCGATCTTTCTATTTTCAATCAATTGAATCGCCTTTTGTTCGATATTCCGAGCACCGTTATTGAATTGACGTAAAAGTCCAGCTTTGTTAACGTTGGTCAAATTCATAGCATTTAACGTATTTTTAACCTTTTGTCGTTCCATGGCTAAATTCCTTTTAATGGACGCTTGATGAATATTAGTCGCAGTCTTCATGAGAGTGTTCAAGTTTCCACCGTCATCGTTAAAGTCTGTGAGAAGCATCTTCTTTTCGTCATTCGACAGCGCCAACGTGTTCATGTGACTTTCGAGAGTCTTTCTGTTTGCCGCGCGACGTTCGGTCACGTTTTTATTGACGAGTTGCTTCGCCAAGTTTTTCGCCTTGTTCAGAGAGATAGCACCCGTGTTAAAATTGGCGATGATCTGAGACGCGTTGATGTTAAGACCGGCGACGAAATTTCTAAGATTTACTTTTTCGGCTTCAAACTTTTCACTGCGTCGTACGTTGGAAAGAGATTTCGCGTTCGTCTTCGCTTTGTTCAGATTGAGCGCATTTCCAAAATTTTGAATGATTTTAGCCTTATTCGGTTCACTCAATTCGAGTGTATTCAAGTATTCCACGAGTTCGACTCTATTCTTATTTCGTTGATCGGAGATCCTTGAATTTATCAAGTTTGTAATCTTACGCTTGATCGTGTTGACGTCACTTTCACCGTTATTAAGTTCTTTAAGAAAAGCAGCTTTATTATTCGATGTGATGTTCAACGTATTCATATAATTTTTAAGACCATTACGAGTTTTTATTTTGTTTTCCGCATTCTTAATCTTTACGAGTTCTTGAATTTCACTTTGAAGTGTTTCGAGAGTCGACGTACCCGTGTTAAATTTACTCAATATAGAATTCTTTTGCGTTTGATTCAACTGTGTAGAGTTGAGCGCGTTCGTAAGTTTTTCACGGTTCGCGAGCTTTTTTGAATTTCGAATCTTCGTGGCTTCATTCTTAAGCGCATTTAAATTCGAAGAATTGCTATTAAACTTGGACACGATCGCATTACGTTCTTGATTCGTGAGACCGAGTGTCGCTATGTGTCCCATGAGATCTTGACGATTCAAAATTTTCTTTTGATTCTGCGACGCCACACTTCGCGCGTTAATGTTAGATTTCAAAGCGGTCACGTTCGTGTTTGCCGTCACACTATTCCTGAATGATTGCTTTTCGTCATTCGTGAGACTCTTGTTAGCCATATACGCGTTGATCTCACTTTTGATTTTGTTAATGCGTGCATTTTTACGCGTTTGATCGAGTGTGCGCGCCTTGTTTTGAATGGATGATACATTCACACCGTTATTGAATTCGCGAATCAATGCATTCTTATTCGTTTGATTAAGAGTTGTTTCCTTGTTCAAGAAATTCACGAGTGATTGTTTATTCTTAATTTTAATGTTTGTCTCTTTCGCTTGAATTATTTTAGACACTTCATTTTTTACACCATTTAACGTCAATTGATTCGCGTCGTACTTTTGAACCAAATTATTCTTTTGGTTTTGGTTAATATTCACCGTATTCAAAAACTCAACGACTTGAAGCTTCATGATGGCTCTCTTTTCACCTTTACGTTGTTCGATGAGCGTATTAGTTGCATTTTTGAGACTATTTAAGCTCGTGATGGAACTATCATTTAAGAGGCTCTTTTTATTCGAATTATTGAGTTCGGTGACCGTATTGAGATAGTTTTGAAATTTCGCGCGGTTGTTCGCCTTGGGGACGTTGTTCGCCTTGGGGACGTTGTTCGCCGGTCGATTCACATTGTTCGCCTTGGGAACGTTGTTCGCCTTGGGGACGTTGTTCGCCTTGGGGACGTTGTTCGCCGGTCGATTCACATTGTTCGCCTTAGGGACGTTGTTCGCCTTGGGGACGTTCGATGCCGACTCGGCTTCGCGACGAACGTTCGCGACGAACGGAGTTCAGGGAATTTGTGGCGATCTTATTCTTCAATTCACTCTTTTTCGCATTGGATATGTTTAACGCGTTGATGAATTCTATCAACGCGTCTTCATTACCTTTCGCGACGCGTGCGTTCGTCACGACATTCGCAAACTTCACACCGGCTTGATTTAATTTATTAAGGTAATTCTTCTCTTTACGAATTCCGAGAGCTTTGATCGCGTTGGCGGCTTGCGCCTTAGTCACGTCGGTGTTGATTTTTTGCTTGGGTGGGGTGTAACCACTCGGAAGAGAGGGACCTTCGACGACACCCGTGTTCAAATACATACCCAACCCCTTATCACCTCTTTTAAACACGTAACCGGGTTTATTGGCTACACGTGTCTTGGAGGGTATGAAACTTTTATTCGCGACGTTCATGAATGACGGTCTCGCGCCGACACTCGGTTTAATGGCCGCCGGAAAGGCAACTTTAGTCGTTCGTTGAACGCTCGGCGCGCTCGGTGCGCTCGGTGCGCTCGGCGCGCTCGGCGCGCTCGGTGAGGGTATGTTCAAAGATTTGGGAAACATGACTCGAGTTGAATTGTTGACCCGACGGTTCACCCCGAAATTGTTCACCCGACGGTTCACCCCGAAATTGTTCACCCGACGGTTCGCGTTGTTCACCCCGAGATTGTTCACCCGACGGTTCACCCCGAAATTGTTCACCCGACGGTTCGCGTTGTTCACCCCGAAATTGTTCACCCGACGGTTCGCGTTGTTCTCACCGACGTTGTTCGCCGGTCGATTCAGATTGTTCGCACCGACGTTGTTCGCACCGACGTTGTTCGCACCGACGTTGTTCACACCGACGTTGTTCATCGCGATGGCATTACGCGTCGACGCACGGCGTTTTCTCGCGAGAACGATCGGTTCGCGAATTTTACGACCGTCGAGATAACGCTTCGTCGCTTCGATGAGTTCATGTTTCGTGAGACCATCGGTGAGGACGACACCGGCTTTCTTCGCGACGCGCTTCAATTCATCTATTTTTGAATCGCTCGCGAACAAGATATCATAATCTTTTGGCTTAAGAGGTGATTTACCATCGATCATGAATGTTCTGTTCTTACTGAGAACCAAAGGCGGAAGTGGGAGATTATCTTCCTGAATATCGGTGTAGGCCTGACATATCTTCTTGCGAGATAAGTTCAGTTCTTTACCCGTATTTTGCCGTATCATCTGACGTAGGTTTTCTATATCAAGTTTTGGATCACACGCATCCATCCATACACTTTGATATACAAAAACATTATAAATTATGACCAAGCATATACAGTCGTATCTTGTCCTCGTAACTCAAACCAAAGTCAAATATATTTAAGTGCTCGATATCTATCTGATGTGTTTTAATCTTAACATCATACTTAACTCTATTACGTAAGGTTGACGTTATGATTGTTTCGAGAAACTGTTTTGGATTTTCGAGGTCTTCTTTATATTTGGGTACCACGTGTATTTTAACGCACGTTATCTCGTGTGGCTTTTTGTCTATAAAGGGAAGAAGTGGTATGTCTTCCGCTGTACCACCGTCGACGTATGTCTTCGAGTCGTGTTTACCACATTCAAATATGAGTGGAATGGCTATGCTCATACACACCGCGTCGATCACTTTCATGTCTGGATACGTATCCACCGAAAAATACTCAGTCCGTGACGAATTAAGACAAAACGCCGCGACGTATATCTTCTTTTTCAATTCTCGGAATGTTGGATCACATCCACACAACTCGACGAGTTTTTGACGTATAGGTTCAGTATCGACGAAGCCAAATTTGTTAAAAAAGAGCCCAATGTTTAGCTTAACAAATTCGGAGATATCTAAGGATAATGACATTTTAAAAATCTTATCGACAGACATCCCCAACGCTAGAAATAGTGCCAAGATCGATCCAGCCGAAGCACCGGATATTTCTTGGACATCGCGAAGTTCTTTATTCATTCTTTTAAGACACCCGATCATGGCATAAATACCCATGGCACCTGGTCCCAGAACTAAATACTTCATATCCTATTAGTAGAATTGAGGAAATTGACGTCGCAAAGACGCGAAAATAAGAGAAAAGACGAGGGCGTGCACGAGAACAGACTGCGGACTCGTTTGACCCGAACGGAAAACACCACCAGAACCCGGCGGCAACGTCAAAAGAAGACCCGGGCTCAAAGCGAGGAAGAGCGTCGTCGTGACGAGCAAATCAGCCTTGGTCACGACCAAACCCATGACTCGGGCGATCACAGAGTACGCCAAGAAGAACACGAGCGCGTGGAAAAAGATGGCCATTTGATTAGTGTTACCACTGGCAAACTTAACAGACTTGCCATTCGCGGTGAGCAAAAGACCTGGGCTGAGCGCGACAAAGAGCGCGGCTGGGATGGTGACTTTGCGCGTGGCAATATCGGGGAGCATTTAATATATAGTCACATTATTTTGTGACGTGTGTAAAGCCACGAAATCAATGAAATGATCGAACGTAGCACCAATCATGAAAGCGTCACGTAGGTTTGCGTCCCTGATATACTCTTCAATCTTATCCCAAATATATGAGAGTTGTGGCGTTGTTCTGAAATAAATATACGCCGGTTCTTCGTGATGTTCTGCGTAACAGAAATCGGCAAAGTCTGAAAATTCAGCCTTATCCAAGAGCGTGTGTTCGAGAAACGCGTCACGAATTAATAAATTCATGAGATCCCACAGTTCCCATAGTTCATCTGAGTATTTCGATTGCCAATCATGAATATTCAGATGAGTGTCATCATCTTCGATGACCTCGCCATTTTCGTCGAGTTCGACGTCGAGGTCAAAATTTCCATCTTCAATGTACTGACTCCACACCATCGTGACTTACTTATCTTCTTTAGGAGCCTTCTCTTTTATACCGGTTAATGAGAGCGTCACGGATTCTTTGGTTTTTAAGTTGTCTTGAATCGCGTTAATCGCACCCTCGACCTTCACTTCGTCACCCCCGAAGAATTTCAACAAACCTTCCTTAATAGAATCCTTATTCACACCCGACTTACGGACGCTTTTTCTCAAACTTATCTTACCCTTCCTGAGGTTAATGGTATCAATACCCTGGTCAACCATGTGTTTCTTCACAGTCTCCTTGAGACGCTTTTCTTCCTGGTTAAGAATTTTGATATCAGCTTTCGCTTCAGAAAGTTGTTTACTGAGGTCAACGAGCTTCGAGACGCTCGTTGAGAGATCACTAGACACAGAAGACATAATTATCTATTATTGATCTAAAATCTTTAAGCGCACAAACTACGCTGCATCAAGTCCGGAGCAATCGTGGAGTTGTTCCAAACGAAAGCATCCTTGGGGTTCGGCGGATCCGCGCGAATTTGCTGGTTCGCGTTACGCAAGTTACCGCCAGTGGTCTCCGGGAAGCCAATTTGTTGACGCGGATCCAAGAAGTTTTGACCCTTGAGGATATCTTCCGGGGCAAACTCACCGAAGTCCTCCTGAGAAGCAACCTCACGCGGCAAGAGCGAGGACGCAAGTCCGGTGCCAGCCTTCATTTGGCACGTACTCGCCGGAACATCACCACCATCGTAAAGGCTCGGCGCATACATAGTTTCGCTGATACTGTACTTAGACTTTTTTGTGTTCATGTTCATGAGCAAATAGACAAGCACGGCAACGGCCGCAAGCATGACCAGCTGATTCGCCCGAATCTTCATCTTTTTATATACAGTATACATATTTTTTTATTCGTCGCCCTCATCTTCAAAGGCAAATTCTTCTGGATATGTTTCTTCTGGCTGAGGAGGAGGAGTCACCATCTTCACCTGAACAACGTTCCACACCGAACCATATGCCTTCTTGGCAAACCACAATCCGGCGAATTCGAGAATGACCGAACACTCACCATCGGTTGTGAGCGCGCTGAAGTCCGTGAGTTCCTGGTCGGCGGTGAAAATCTTCGTCGGAGCAATCTTATCGGCGGTGATCTGATTGTTCGTGACACTCGCCGTATACGCCGATTCAACTGTTTCTTGATTGAGAACCTTACCAAACCAAGATTCGGAATTCTCGAGTGCGGCCTGGATGTTTTGTGTATCGATCGCTTGGACGCGTTCGAGATTTCGTTCGGATACGAGATCGAACGTCACTTCGGTGTCCGAGAGTCCACACACCTTGACTTTGTTCAGTTGAACGAAGCACTTCCTCTTGTCGTCCTTCGTAGCCTTGACGACATAGAATCCTTCGTCGTCCTTCGTTGGGGTATCGTACAGCATTATACCGTATAGTGTGCTTATTTCTTTAAACCAACGAAAGGTATCTGGGCTGACTTCAACAGTACCGACTTTGGAACCCAACTGTCACGCGCGGGCCTGTATCCATAAAGCGTCTTCAAAATATTAAACTTTTCCGGGACTTTACCACCCGTACTTGGTCTGAAGTTGTACTCGTTTTTTACGTAATTTTTATCTTTACTCGTTCGCCACAATTGATTATTGATATTGAAACGTTGATCTCCTTTCGTTTGCTGGAATCCCGGTACGCGCACCGACTTTGTGGACGCCTTGAGTCCCACGACAAACTGTCTAGACACACGCTCTTCGTCTGGGGGTGACGTGTACGCGATATATTTTCTAGGGTTTACCGTGGCCGCGGATTTCATGTTCACACGTCCATCGAGTCTTCGACGGCGCGCCGCTGTCATGGGAATCTTGTGTATTTTCGCATATATAGACTCAATCGTATCACTCGAATTAATGGACAATTTACTCGAAATTATTTTTGACAATTTCACCATGCGTTGTCGATCCTTTTCCTTCTTTTCTGGACGAAGACCGAGCTTTTGCATGAGATACACGTCGTCGAGTAAGAATCGACGCCCCGCCACGAAAATACGATCGTCGCGGACGATGGTGCCCGTCATTCTATTTCTATACGTGACACCTTTCTTCTTTGTCTCCACGACTTCAAAACCAAACTCACCCGGACGCATGAACGGTATGTCTAATATTCCACCGACGGGGCGTTCGACGATTTGACCTTTCGCTATCGAAAAGTATCTCGTTTTAAGATCGAGGGCAAATAGTTCCACATCGATGAACACATTCGTTCTAGAGGGTTCGGGGCCATTTCCAGTTTTCTTCTTCTTAATGAGGATGTACCGTCTCGTGACGTACGGTCCCTTCTCGGCGAAACCGAGACCCAAAAACTTTGCGACTTTCGTCTTGGCACTGAACCTCGCATGAATTTCTTTGTCATACTTCGATGCAATTTCACCAAGTTTATTCCATAAAAGAACCTTGACCGCTTGGAGTTTTCCGAAATATTTTGAATCGTATTTGAAACTCGGTACAAATTTGGTATCTATATCACTCGTGATGATGCGATCATTTCGTTCGATATAATAGTTGAACGCTTCACCACCGGATATCACGAGATCACCACTCGTTTTCAAAAATTCTGAAAGTTCTCCCACCATTCGATAGACGACGTCTCTTATGGTATCAGTCACGTAGGCGTAGACCATCTTTTCGAGCGATTCTTTTTTGTGAAGTCTGTGAAGGCGCTTTCTAAAGTTTGAAACATCATCCTTTTCATAATATCTCTTCAGTGTGGCGTCATTGAAGAAAAGGTTCTTCAACATGAACCGATTTATGACGGCCTCTGAGTAAATGCTATCGTCCATTATAATATTGTGATATATAAAAATGGAGTGTGAGAACCTCAAGTGTGATGTCATTGACGAATGTAAATGCTACGCAATGAAGGATGAAACCTTTCCATACGAAAATCAAGTGTGTGGCGTGCGTCGGGGCGCTCGTATATTTCCGTGTAACCCCGGGTGTTGTTCAGGTGGTTGCCCTGGACAATGTAAGGGTGTACGTCCCAGATCCCCGTATAAAGTGACAGATGATTTCTTCACTCCATTCGAAGTCAATATTCCGGCGTATTCCAAAATAATCCTCGTGGTTCTTTTAGGTCTGGTAATAACCAGCACACTATCGTTACGAAAATGAGACTTAAAGATGAGACGATTAGAAGAGATATAAGATGTCTCTTGAAACTATCCAAACTGAACTCACTGCTCTCCGCGCCGATGTTAAGGCCCTGACGAAGATTATTCGCAAGGTTAAGGCGAAGCAAGACGATCCGGACGGAACGAAGGCTGCGGAACGTGCGAAGAACAACGGCTTCAACCGTAAGCAAAACATCAGCGACAAGCTCCGTGCTTTCATCGCCCTTCCGGAAGGGGAGTTGATTTCCCGCAGTGAAGTCACGAAGGCGATCACGAAGTACATCACCGAAAATGGCTTGAAGCACCCGGACAATGGTCGTGTGCTCATCATGGACGAAAAGCTTCGCGATCTTCTCCAACCGGGTGACGTCCAAGTCACCTTCCTCAACCTTCAAAAGTTCTTGAGTCCGCACTATGTTAAGGCGGCTTAAACAAATAACACATATATGTAATAACATGAACATCAATAAGTCCATCGTCGAAGAACTTATTGGTACAAAGCCAACCAAGTTGGATTTGTATCAAAAAGCCTTCACTCACAAATCAGCCCTCAAAGAACACGAAGAGCTTACCGGTTCATTCGAAACTTTGGAGTTTATAGGGGATTCAGTTTTAGGTTTTGTGATAACCAAATATTTATACGACAGATATGAAGAGCGACAAGAAGGATTCTTGACAAAGGCTCGAACACAACTCGTGCGCGGAGACACCCTCGCGGGTATAGCCCGTAAACTTGGACTCCATGATCACGTTCTCATGGATGAAAAGGGGATGCGTAATGGATGGAATAATAACCCAAAGATTCTCGAAGATGTTTTCGAAGCACTCATCGGTGCGATCTATATGGATCTCGGACTATTACACGCAAAGCAGTTCATTCTCTCCATTTACGAAAACCCAAACCTCGTTGACATGAATGATATCATGATAGACAATAACTTCAAAGATCATCTCATGAGGTATTCACAGTCAAATAACTTACCACTTCCAGATTATAGAATCGCATGTCAAAATGAAGGTGTATTTACCATAGACGTATTCATAGATAATGTGTTCCTAGGTCGCGGTTTCGCGAAGAGTAAAAAGCGTGCGGAACAGAATGCAGCGCGAGCGTTTTTCTATCCTCCACAGCTTAAAAAGTAGATCCAATATTATCTTAATATGCACCCGAATGTGAAGAAAGTGATTGAACGGGAATACGCAGCTCAAAAGAGTGAAGAATGGCTCGCTCTTCGTGGCAATATGCTCACGGCGTCAGACGCGGCCACGGCTATTGGGAAGAATAAGTATGAAACTCCCGAAGGTTTGCTTCTCAAGAAATGTGGTCTCGGTGAGAAGTTTACTGGGAATGAAGCCACACGCCACGGTGAAAAGTATGAAGACGAAGCTCGTATTCTCTACGAAGAGAGACACGGTGAAGTCGTCCACGAAATTGGTCTCTGTCCTCATCCAATCCACACGTGGTTGGGTGGAAGTCCCGACGGTGTGTCCGAATCCGGAAAACTCGTAGAGATCAAGTGTCCCATGAGTCGACAGATTTTACCGGAAGTGCCCGAACATTACATGCCTCAATTACAGCTATGCATGGAGATTTTAGACTTAGAAGAAGCTGACTTTATTCAATATAAACCAGCAGAAACAAATTGGCCTCGTCCAGAGGAGTTTGTGGTCGTCAACGTGAAACGAGACCGTGAATGGTGGAATACGTATCTTCCAGTCATGAAGGAATTCTGGGATAAAGTGGTATATTATAGGGAGCATTTGGATGAGCTCCCTAAGCCACAAGATAAACCAAAACGCGCGCCCAGAAAGAAGAAGGAGATTCCCATTGAAATTCAAGTTGATCCCGACGATACATACCTAAGTGACTGAGCGACGAGTGAATATCACTCGAAACATGACAATCGAAGACCAATACATTAAGGCGAAGAACCGACTCAATGGTCGGCTCTTTGCACCATATCAAAGTGAGGGTGTTTTGTGGATGTTGTCCATGGAAAACCAAGTTCACGGTCCCAAGGGTGGATTTTTGTGTGACGAAATGGGTCTGGGTAAAACAGTGCAAGTCGTCTCGACGATTCTTGGAAACGAGAAGAGACGCACGCTCATCGTTGTACCCAAATCTATTATAACGCAGTGGGTTCAAGAGATAAAGAAGTTCGCACCGACACTGTCCGTTGGTATTTATAACGGTTCTGATATGTATCAATATGACATTGTCGTGTGTTCGTATTCATTAATCATGAACATCGGCCCACTCCACAGAATGACGTGGGATCGTATCGTGCTCGACGAAGCACACGAAATACGAAATAGATCATCGAAAACTTTTAAGAGTGTTCGAGCACTTCGATCTGATATTCGTTGGATCGTCACGGGTACACCCGTATTCAATTCTATGAATGATTTCGTATCTCTGTGTGAATTTATTGGTATCGAAAAGACCCTCGTACAGGGAATGACGACTAAGATCAAGGATATTTACATTCTTCGACGAACGAAAGATGATCTCGCAAAGCTCGATAAAAAGCTCGAACTTCCACCGTGTACGTTTGAAAACGTAGAATTGGAAATGTTTCCGGACGAACGAAAGCTGTACGAATTCGTATTTAAGGATGCTCAAGATACAATCAAGGATATATTCAGTTCTTCATTGAATATTAGTGCGAAAAATATGGCAATTCTAGAGTGTTTACTCAGAGCGCGTCAGTGCATGATTTGGCCGCAGATGTATCTCGACGGCGTTGCGCGTAAAAATGATACAGAACCCGAGCGATGGGTTGGCCGTTCAAACAAAATGGAAACACTCTTTCGAATGATTCGTGCCCACCCGGATGAAAAAACGCTCGTGTTTTGTCAATTCATGGGTGAGATGAATCTGATTCAGGAAACGCTCACGGACATGGGGTACACCACGTTTAGAATTGACGGATCGTGTTCAAATGCGGTTCGTCAACACGAAGTTGAATCGTTTCGTACGGCTCCACCGGGCGCTGTGTTTATCATCCAGATCAAATCAGGGGGACAGGGTCTCAATCTCCAAGAAGCGACGCGTGTGTACATCACGGCTCCAGCATGGAATCCAGCCACCGAACTTCAGGCGATCGGTCGAGCACATCGAACGGGTCAGACTAGACCTGTATACGTGAAAAAATTACTATACAAAGAGACGGACGAGTTTATCAGTGTCGAGGAAGAGATGATGGCGTTACAAGGACACAAATCCGTCGTGTGTTCGCAAGTTCTCAATGATGAAAGACTCCAAACACAAATTCCAGTAAAACGGACGTGCGATAAAATCTCAATTCTGGACATCAAGAAAATTTTCAGAGCGTAGTATATATTACAATGTCTACTATAGGAAGCCGCGCTGAAGTTTTCCACGGAACCGCTGAAAGGACCTCGGGTGGTCTTGTGAAGAAGGATCTCATGTTGGATCCGAAGGATGGTCGCATCAAGAGTAAGGCTGCCCACGATGCCGCGATCGCGCGCATGAAGTCGGAAGGTAAGGGTGCGATGGTCAAGGTCTTCAAGCCGAAGAAGGGTAAGTTTGCCCTCCAGCCGAAGCAAGGGACCAAGGCTTATGAGAAGAAGATAAAGAAGATGGAAAAGGAAAGAAAGTAATTTCTCGAGTTATAGTAAATGACACTCGCAAAGTGGGATGAGTCTGTTCGTTTAGCAAAGATTCAATTGAGAATGAACCCAAACACCTTTGTTAAAATACAGGGGAAGTTGCTCAAGGAAGCGCAAAAGATTTATCACCTGCTTCTATTAGCTGATTAATTTCTTTTCATAATATATACAATGTTTAACCGAATCAAGAATGCTGCTTCTCGTACACGCAACGCCGCGAAGGCGACGTACGCTCGTGTTGCCCCGGTCGTCGCGAACAAGGCTCGCGCCGTCGGTGCTGGTATGAAGAGCTTTGGTATGGCCGCGGCCAACAAGGCTCGCACGACCTACGACAAGATGCGTCAGGGTAAGAACGCTCCGGCGGTTGCCCCGACCCCGTACCTCGACAACAACTCGCACCGTATTTACAAGACCAACAACGGTGCTGTGTTCTCTAACGGTGCCAACGGCAAGAAGAACTACGCGCCGGTTGTGGGTGCGATCAAGAACGGTCCGAACGCCCCGGTTGTCGGTATTAACTCGATGAACGTCAAGACTGTGCCGAGCAATATTCGTCCGACGAACAATGTCGCGCGCATTAACTAAACAACGAATTGAAATCCTTTGAGTCTTTGTGGTTCAAAAACCATTAAGTTGTACAATTTCCATGTGATACCAAACTTCCTATTCAAGAAATACACACTATTGAGTTCAACAATAGCGAGTCCTGTATTCCTTGCATAGAGTCCGTTTTCAGCGGTATCATTGAGTACATTCTTTTCCGGGTCACACACCGAAGCCTTGATATCACCGTCAATCGTCGTGTCAACCTTTACACGAAATTTCGGTTCACGGTCGGGTGATTCTTTGATATTCGAGTTAAACATTGGTGCGAGTTCATCTTTAGTCATCATCTTTCCAAATATAATGTCACTCTGTTCAGAAACACTTTCAATGATTTTATCTTCAATCGCGCGCAGTGTCTGATAAAACTTTTCAACATAATTGCCATCTTCGTCGTGTCCTTTCATTGAAAAATCAATGTTGTATTTCGTTTGACCGACTTCCGGTGTAAATCCAGACACCCCGAAAGGCATGTACATTCGGGGCGTTGTGATTCTCAGTGGTTTACCATCCTTGGTTGACAATACAATCTTTCTATTATTGTAGTTGGCAATTTCAAGAATATCTAACGCGTCAACAAACTTTGCCATTAGTACATTAGAAACACGTGTAAACTTTAAGCTGAACACGCCACACACTCAGGTTCTAGACTGAATTGAATTGGGCGAGCTTTAGCCTTAGATCGAAGATAATACATCCCCGTCTTGAGTCCCTTCTTCCATGCATACATGTGCATGGAGGAGAGTTTGGACGTGGTTGGACTTTCCATGAAGAGATTCATACTTTGACTTTGATCAATAAACCGACCGCGATCGGCCGCCATGTCGATGACGTCCTTCATTTTAATTTCCCAAACCGTTCGGTACAAGTTTTTAATTTCATCGGGAATGTCCACAATATTTTGAATGGAACCACCCGCCTTCACCATGAGATCCTTCATTTCCTTGGACCAGAGACCAATCTCTTTGAGATCGTCTACGAGATGTCGGTTTACGACCACAAATTCTCCCGCGAGGGTTCTTCTCAGATAGATGTTCGTCGTGTAGGGTTCAAAGCATTCATTATTACCCAAGATTTGGGCAGTAGAAGCGGTTGGCATTGGAGCCATGAGGAGACTGTTACGGAGACCCTTCTCCTTGATGCGTTCCTTGAGAGCGTCCCAGTCGTAGTGAAGCTTGGTCTCACCTTCCCACATATCAAACTGAAGAATGCCCTGAGACGCCGGGGAACCCTCAAAGGTTTCATACGAACCATCAACCTCAGCCAACTCTGAACTCGCCTCAAGAGCGGCGTGATACATGGTCTCAAATATACGCGCGTTGATTTCCTTCGCTTCATCGGAATCAAATGCGTGGCGACAAAGAATGAATACATCCGCGAGACCTTGGACACCGAGACCAATTGGACGGTGTCTCATATTAGATTTGCGAGCAGTCTCAACGGGGTAAAAATTGTTGTCAATAACTCTGTTTAGGTTTTTGGTGACAGTTTTCGTAACTTCGTGGAGTTTGTCGTAATCAAATGTCTTTGTCTCTGGATCCACATACTTGGGGAGAGCGATTGATGCGAGGTTACACACAGCCGTCTCATCCTTGTCTGTGTACTCGATAATTTCGGTACAATTTCCAGTGAGAATACCGTTAAAAATGCCTCGATGTCTCAAAGGTTCATTGAAGCAGAAGGTATCAGCGGTTTCACCAAAGTCTTCAACCGAGACAATTTTTTCGAAATGAAGGGCTTGTCGGTTTGGCTTGTTTTCTGTGTGAAGATTTAAACGTCTTGTGTGTAGACCAAGAGTCTTCAGGATCTCAACACCCCCACTTGGAATTAATAGTCTCCACAAATCTTTGGTTTGAAATGTACCACCTGGCATGTCTACCATACGTGGTTTATGACTATGATTTATTCTTGAATTTACACCCATAGTCTGGAGCATGAGTAATATTTCATTTAGAAAGTCAAAGTGAATTGATCCAAGTTGTATAGAAACACCCCGTCCACCTTGATGTTTAGTGACACAACCATCACCATCTAGAAGACCTGTTAACCAGTCAAGTTTAGATTTCAGGGAATAGTCAATTGGAACGACGAATTTCTCTTCGATATCTTTTGGTAAACGAAGTCTTATTTTATTCTGACTCTGATTCACTGACGCATAGTCGTACTCAACATTATTGATAAGTTTTATCTTTTCGTGATATAAATCTAACCATTTTTGCTCTGTATAAGAATTTGCTTGACACGTACCATCTTCTTCATAGTATTTTACACATGTTTGATGGCGCATACACAACCCATTTATTTTTGCTTTGAAGTTACATCTCTTTGGTTCACCGTCAGATGAAGTTGTACCATCGGCGCAGAAAAGGCCGTGTGTGTATGCATACTTAAGTTCTTTGGTACTGTTATTAATTACGGGTAACGAATGTTTAATGATTTTCATACCTTCTTGGAGGTTTTGTGCTTCAATCGGTTCGTCATGACCAACGATCCAAAACTTATGATATGGTGTACAGCGCAACGATAAACCTTTACTGGTTTTTACCGTAAGTAACTTCTGTTTGGTACCAGTTTGTTTTACGGTAACTTTAGAAAACTCCTCCCCATTCCAAATATCAACTTCCTTGTCTTTGAGTTCCGAAATAGTTTGCTGACCTTCGCTTGTAAGAATTTTGGTTTCTGGTGCGACACATAAATTTGAACTCTTGATCGTACCCAAATTCTTTTGATTACTCTTTTTGTTGCACGCATCCTTGTACAACATATATGGTGTACCAGTCTCGGTTTGAGACCTGATGATGGATTTCCACACTTCAGCGGCTGGCACGGTCGCGGTCGCCCGACCCTCTTCCTCGTACTTTGTGTAGAGAGCTTCAAACTCGTCACCGACGGCGTCAGAGAGACCAGGTGCCTTGTCCGGACAAAACAGAGACCACTGTCCACCTTCTTCGACTCTTTTCATGAAGAGATCCGGAATCCAGAGAGCCGAGAAGAGATCGCGGCAACGCGCCTCCTCATCACCTTGGTTGAGACGCAACTCCAAGAAATCCATGATATCCGCGTGCCATGGCTCGAGATAGACCGCGATAGATCCTTTGCGACGCCCAGCTTGATTTACATAGCGCGCTGTGGCGTTAAATACGCGAAGCATGGGAATAATACCATCTGATTGACCATTTGTACCTCTAATACGAGACTTATTGGCCCTGACGTCATGGATGTGCATCCCGATACCCCCAGCCCATTTTGAGATTTGCGCACACTCGGTAAGAGTGCCGTAAATGCCATTGATGGAGTCTTCCTTGTTTGCGATGAGAAAACAACTGGACATTTGGGGTCTCGGTGTACCAGCGTTGAAGAGGGTTGGTGTTGCGTGAATGAAGAAGCCTTGTGACATCTTGTCGTAGGTCTCCAGAACAGACGGAATATCGTCACCGTGAATACCGATCGACACGCGCATGAACATGTATTGAGGTGTCTCCATCAAGACACCGTCAAGTCTCTGTAAATATGACTTCTCGAGTGTTTTCAAACCAAAATAACCAAAATCGTAATCCCGTTTTGTGACGATATCGTCACGCACGCGTCCGGCTATTCTCGCGACATTATCCGTCACGATACCCGCTTTTGCAAGCTTTTTCATCGCGACGTGAAAATTGTTTGGACACACTTTTTGAATATTACTCGCGATGATTCGAGTCGCCAATACCTCGTAATCGGGGTCTGACGTGATCATTCCAATACAAATTTCAGCGGAAAGTGTATCTATTTCTTGGGCAGAAATCCCGTCATACATAGAGGAGAATACTTGCTGCGCAACCTTTGAAGAGTCACATTTTTCGGAGAGTCCGTATGTTAAATTCTTGATCCTATTGGTGACATTATCAAATTTCATATCCTCAATACGACCTGAGCGTTTCACGACTCTCATTCTTATAATTACTCTAGTTGTTTTATTTTTAACTTATTTACGACGACACGTGATATCAGTACTTCTAACGCGAACCGGACCAGCAATTTCAACCTTTCTATTCGGCTGGAGAAGATACGTGTTCACATTAAACGGACCTTCTTCCCCAGGTTTGGAAATCGGCGCATAAGATCCAATGAAGGGCTCGGCGCTTTTGTCCGGGACACGCTCCTTGTTATCAGGCTTCGTACTATATGTCGCATCAAAGTCAGCGAGCACAAACATATTTAATATCTACCAACAGTTTTTTTTCCAGCGTTATATTAAATGTGTGACGAACTTCATCTTAATTCCCTGAAGCAATGTCAGACTCCACTGAACACACTCTTCTTTTCTGAGTTCAATACCAATATTCTCCAGCGGGCGGTCAGACAGGAATTTAAGAATAAAACTGGAATCGCAATCGATTACCAAAACAAGGATGATTTGTATGGTATCATGCGTGTTGTTTTTATTAACAACTCGGGTAACCATTTTGAAAAAGTGAATGAACAAGTCAAGGAAATGAATGCACGTGTTATTCAAACGGCGATGTCACAAATTCAAAGTGGAGTGTCTCAGTACATGGGATACGTTCGCGATATCGATACGTTAAGTGTACCGCTTGCGCAACCGATTAATACGAGTACATACGGTAAGAAGATTGATTTAAGTGCAAAGATAGGATTGTAAATTATACAGGTGAAGTGATAAATGTATTATGTTCGATGGATCCATCGAATCGATCACCGCGGATGCGTTCGGTGAAATCTTATTGAGATCACGGATACGTTTGATACTTACGTCGATAAGACGCTTCATTTTAGAAATCGACGCATCGCGCTCATCGTAATTCTGTATTAAAAAATCGTGCACGTCCTGCAATTTTTTGATACTCTTATACAGATGCACTGGTAAGTAATCCATTATACTCTATGTAGCTATTATTTACATCGCCATTTTTCGAGACTTTTCCGCCTGAACACGAAGACGAATCATGATCGTGATGATAACGATTAAAGATGCGATAGAGGCGATCGACATACGATCGATGTTATTCAGTTCCATTTGTTATTTATAAATATTTAAAGTTTTTACTCCAGGAATTAGTAAGATGAGCCTGAATTATTACAAGGATGAAACCGAAAAGGTCTGTAAATCTAAAGGATGGGATCGTGCCGCCGTGGACACCGTGTGGCTCCTGCTCACAGAAGAGGTGGGCGAACTCGCGTCAGCGATCAGGCAACAGAAGAAAACATACAAGAAGACAAATCTCAAGAAGGACAGAGGAACAGACGTCATGATGGAAATGGGAGATGTTTTTAGTTACCTCTTTCAACTCGCGCACATGCTTGATGTAGATCTCGATAAGATGTGGGATGAGCACAAGCACAAAGTTAAGACCAAAAAATATAAAATGTAATGTACTATTAAATATGAGCAAGTATATGCTTTGCGATCAGGATGCGATAAACGATGTCAATCCGTTCGTGTCTCGCGATTTTTCTTTGCCGGGTGGTGTCCGTCAGCTCGGTGATTTTGCCGACAGGAACCTCGTCAAAGAAAAGTCCGGTATGGAGATTCAGGATGAAAAGAGTCCGTATTGTGATTATGCACGCACGGGTGGGTGGCGCACGAACGAATTGTGCGCACCCCCTAAAGCGAATTGTGCCGACGCGCGACCTCTTTATCCGCAACGAAATATTGACTATGGATTCACCGTCGAGCGACGTGGTAATCCAAATGGGCGGAAACGACGAGGGTTCCGATTTGATTTTAGATATGTTTTGATCTTCATTATATTGATCATCGCAATTCTATTAATTTTAAGACGTTAAATAAGCGTTGAAGTTTTTTCAAAGACGCGGTGCGCTCTATGACATCCACTAGTGTTTCTTTGCAAAAATCTTCAGCCACCTTGCGTTGCCAAGCGATTTTCTTGTTGATGAACGGAGGTGTGAATGATGGATCGAGTATCTTCACAGTATTCATGACTCGAATATATGTTTTTATGTCCACGATTCCATGGAGAATATTCTCTAACGCAATCGTCGCCATTTTGACACGCGTTTCCCTCGTCGGTTCAACCATCGTTTCGAGAAAATTTTCATATTGGATCGACTGTTTTCGTGATACAAGTTCCGTCCAGTCACCGCGAGCCGTTGTGTTCAAATAATCGACGAAATCAATATACCCACGTCCCGGGACATATTTCAAGTAGTTGATTTCAACATAAGAGAGATCGGATTCTATGTCGTGCACGACGAGTGCTCTCTTTAAGAACGAACTCATCACTTTCTCTAGGTGGAAAACCACTCTTTTCTCTAAACCATTATTTATAAACGCCTAAGTGTGTGTCGATCCTTTGAAATTTAAACTTAATCATGAAATACGCGGCGATAGCCAACAATACCTTCTCATATCTTCTCACGCTCGATGAGTTTAGAAGTAAGATGCCGGAAGAGACGAAACCCTCTTGGATAAAGATTACGACTATCACGATGATCTCTAATTTTATCGAAGAGATTGATATCAAAAAACTACGCACCGCTTTTGAAAAACTTGGTTCAATCAGGCTTCGGCGCAGTGGTTCAAAATTCGGTGGATTTGAATGGAAACTCAAACCCACAACCTTTTTCAATCAGATCACATTGACATATGAAGATGTGTACAGTACTAAATCCATCAAAGTATTCCCGAATGGAAGCATTCAGGTGGCTGGGTGCTCAGATTTGTTTGACTGCAAGAGAATCATCACACAATTGACATACATCATGAAAGTGTGTCTCAATATGAAGCGGGAGGTGTCACCAGAAACTTTCAGAATCGTGATGATCAATTCCAATTTCAGTTTGAACTATAACATCAATCTCATGATGGTGGCAAATCATTTTGAAAAACACGACGGTCTCTTTAAAGTTTCATTTGAACCAGACAGATATTCAGCCGTCAAGATCAAGTTTAAACCAGCCGAAGAGATGAAGGAGATCACGACGAGCATCTTTTCGACGGGTAAGATTATTATAACCGGTGCAGAAACACTCAAAGAGATTGTTTTTGCATACAATATCATCAATCAACACATCAATGAAAATCCAGCGATTCGAGTATCGCAGACGGTAGAAAAGGAAAACTTTGATGTTTTCCTTGGCTACAAATGTGAATCTCTCATCCCGAGAATCAGGGAAAATGGATTTCACTCGTGGTTACGCACGATCGAGAACAGGCCAATAAATTTCTAATGTAATATTAACAATATGTCTCAGCGACTTGGTATGGCCGACGGGCGATGCTTCACCATCAACACGTCTTCGCAATTGCTCAATAATAAGATTATGGAAACAAACAAGGTTCCGTTCGTTGATAACTACGCGTACCGTCAACTCCTTCAAAAGAGTGGTCCGGGCTTGATCGACAAATATCAGTCGACGCAGGATAGCAATGATCGTTGCTCGACGTGTGACAAGCCTCTGTGAGTAAAATATGATAAAAAAGATTAGTTTCGTACTCTAGGATGAGCACGTGTTCTATATGTCTTAATCAGGTGAGATCATCGAGATTAAATCCACCTATTCGATGTGGACATATATTTCATTCAAAGTGCCTAGAAGATTGGAAGGATAAAGGTAAGAATACCTGTCCATTATGTAGAAAAGTGTTCGACGTTTCACAATTTAAGGTGACTCTTTCGATACATAACAATTACACATCTACATCAAATAGCACGACGTTAAACGAGGATATTGTATTTAACGTGATGGATTTATTTGATATTTCATTTGACGTAGAAAATACACTAGATCTTAACAGCTTGCTGAGCGACCTTGGGGTGAGTCTTACCGACTTTGATACCTCGATCACGGACGCAGAATGAACTACAATATTTACTGTAATTTAATCCAGGATAGTTTCTAGACGCTTTTCTGGGATCGACGATAGATTTTCCTTTCGCATCAGTCAGAAGTGGACCCGTAGCCCAACCACGCTTGTGACTGAAGACGTTCGCTTTGAAAACAATGGGTTTACCCGTTTGAAGTTTTCCCACACTTTTGATTCTTGATTCGGGAACCTTGAAGAACTTCGCGATGCGCGCGACGGTATCTCCATCCTTGACTTTATATTCAACGACACCGTGTTGCACATAGAAGTGAAAATCACCTTGTCGAATATAATTCGTGGGACGTCCAGGACACACGAACATCATGACCTTGTAATACCCCTTCTTGCACTTCTTATTGCCATCTATCTTGTATACTTTCTTTGGGTTGTCCGAAACGACGCGTTGAGGAAGACTCTTACAGTGTGTGTAGTTATGAGGTGCGTTTGACATACCCGATCTATCACCAGGAATAGATTTTTGAAACCTATACGCTTCGTAGTCACCCACAGCGTACGCATAACAATTATTATTACCTATTCCAGTTGACGTGCCCCAACGTCTATTTGTAAATTTTCTTTCGGAGCCACTCAAGGGAAGCGGTGCCATATACAGTTGACTCAGAAAAAAATATAGTTACATAGTAAAATGTTCAAGGAAATCGTTAAGGCTGAAAACAAGTCGGATATGATCACAGAAGCGCTCGTGTTCCTCCTCAATATCTTGATCGGAACCTTCCTTCTTCGAGTGTTCTGGAATCGCTCCCTCGCGAAGCACATCACCGTGCTCAAGCCGATCAGCACACTCTTCGATGCGTTTGTGTTGTCCGTGTCCATCGCAGCTGTTCGCGGCATTTAAATCTCTTTATAGCCCTTATGACGCACACCTTCGGGGCTGACGAGCATAGGAAACGCGTCAATATCACTACTGCACTCTTTTTTGTCGCAGTCGACGAACACGAAGGGCTTACCAGTTCTTCGCATATAGTCCAACTGTTTACGAGTCCATCCACATCCCATGGTCCCGTAAATAGTCCAGGGTTTACCCCTCGGAATACGCGTAGGCAGTCGAGACAATAAATAAAGCGCGACAATGAATAATATCACGAACGCGTACATAGTTATACTATACCATTACATATTTTTTATGAATTTACACATTTGTTCTTTGGTTAAGTTTGAATCTAATTTGAACATTTTGACTAATTCTTCCTTCTTGTAGAGACGACACTTGCGCCTGTCGATTTTGAGATCACCATTCTTGTTGATGAATATTTTTGGCTTTGGTGTTTTCGGTTTCATGGCAATACCGGGTCTCTTTGGTGGAAGCTTCTTCTTTTCAGCTTCCTTTTGAAGAACAGCCCTCGCACGACGAATGGCGCTCATGGTGGCAGGTTTCGCGGGTGTTTTGGGTTTGGGTGCCACA